CCATAAATGTCATTTGTTGCCTCTGATTCTGTTCATGCGCTGGCGTAAGTTTTCAGCTTCTTTCTTGCCACGCTTTTTTTCTATTTTTTCAATCGTGTCTGCCCACCAAGCGTTAGCCTCGCCATAGCCTAATTCTTTGGCTTTCTTGCGGTAGCGTTCCACCCATTCACGGGCTTCGCTCTCACGCATGAACTCCAAAACGGTGTTTTCAATTGCCGACTGCATCGCCTAAAACCCATAAGGCCCAAGTTATTGCTGTCCAAGGCACAGAATCGTCACCCATGCGTACCAAGTCAAGGATTCTTGCAGCTTCAAGTTCTTCATGGTTGTAGTGGTTACGCATTTAAAACTCCTTATTCCACCAGGCTGCATCAATGGCTGGCGCTGGCTCGGCTTTTGGCAAAACTGCTGGCTTCATTCTTTTTTCAGCCTTTGACCATTGATGCTTGCTGCACATTGGCTTCTGACCAGAAATATGAACCGACCAAAGCTGATTGCATCCTTGAACACTGCATAGGTTAGAAAACTCTTGGTTTTCTTTTTCTTCAACTTTTTTAATGTTGTAAGCCATGATTACTCCTTGTGGTAAGCACCTTCAACGATGCGAGCAAATTTTGTGGGGGTGAAAATAAAGTCTATGTCTGCCTTCCAATCCTTAACTTTGCCAGTTAAGAATTTAGAGCCTCGCACATGGTCGAAAAAATCAGCAAACCATTCAAGCCCTTGGTCTTTGGTGAATTTCTGCTCGGCAACAACTTCCCGCCATCTGGCTGAGATTGTTCGCTTTCTAGCATCGTTGACCACTTCGCACCTTGGCAATTGCGGCAGCTTGGCATTGAATAGCTCAACAATTTCAGAAATTGGCGCTGCTGGCGTTCTCTCGACTTTAGGCGAGGGGACAAGAACCGTAGGTTCTATAAGTCTCGGGTCTTGTATCTCGGGTCTTGGGTCTTGGGTAGCATTGCCTTCGCTATGCGTTTGCATTGCGTTCGCATCTTTTGATTTAGACCAACGTGCCTTAGCACTAGCACTTGCCTTCTCAGATTTTTCACCAACCTTTTGGATTTCAGAGACAACCCTAGACGAAACCCAACCATCATCAACAAGATTAAAGAACTCTCGCAATACGACTGCAATGCAATCGCTATGCGTTCGCATACGAATTAGTCTTGCAACTTCATCTATGTTCTGTGGGAGTGGCTTTTCGTGCAAGTAGCACCAATCAAGAAGCCTTCGATATGCCAAATCTTCCATTTCAGAAAGATGGGCCGTGTGACTTTGATAGTCACCAATGTTGAATTGGTAATAAAACATACTAACCTTTTTTGCCGCACCTTTGAAATGAAACTGCGGCAGGAGAAGGTGTAACTCTTTTCGATGGGGTAGCTACCCCCCATCTAGCCGTGTTTCAAACTACTATAACCCAAACCAATCAGGTTTTAACTCTTTAAGCTGATAAATTCGTAAAGCAGGAATTGCCTTCCAATGGTAGATAGCGCCTCTGGTCACGCCTAAGAGCTTGGCTAACTTGGCTTGGCTACCTGCTAATTTGATTGCTTCTTCTTTGGTCATACATAGATTGTTGAGCTTTTTCAACATTTTAGCATTAGGGAAATCCCCTAGAAAATAATTTGTTGAAATACCTAGACAGTAGAGCTAACTCAACATACAATGCACCCATGCCCTGAACAGTTCGGGGTCTTAAGGAGCAGCAATGCAAGACATATCAACTAAGCAAATGGAGCTAGACCAACTATGCCAACTTCTTTACTCAAAAGGGTTCGAGGACACTTTGATAGACCATATATCGAGCGTCATATTGTCAGACACAACATTCGGTCTTGGGTCGCTTCTGTTCGACACCTTGGTGACAAATGGCTCCTCGCAACCCCAGTTCAACGAAAGGAACAGCAATGAACTCCCTTTTTGAAACATTCTTAGATTACGCATTGGCTGTGGTCATTGCTTGTCTGTTGGCTTGGTTTTTAGCGGTAGCACTTGTATGACTGACGACTACGACTTTGACATAGAAGAACTGCGCCAAAAAGTAGCTGCTGAAAAGCGTTACTACAACCAGCTTATTCGCCACCCTAACCCGCAAGACCCTGATTATCCAGAACTGGAGGACGATGATGAAAACTGAAAAACTGCAACCAACCGACCCAGTGGCATTTCTTTATACGCTTGAATACGGAAAAACTGTTGTCGATAAAAAAGTTTCTATCGCTCAATTGAATTACCCGTTTGGCGTTTGTGGTGCTGACTATCAGGCGAAAAACGAAGATGGCGTTAGCTATGTCAGGCAAACGCCCCTCTACACCCACCCAAAGGAATAAAAATGACTAAAGACGAAGCCCTACGCATGGCGCTTAAGGCGCTGGATGCGTTGTGCATCAATGACTACAACGGGTATGAACTTGGAAAACGAGATGCACACCTTGTTGACAACGCCCTTACCTCCATTAAAGAAGCATTGGCACAACCAAAGCGTGAAATTTTAGGTAATGTTGATTACATCCCGTGTTGCACAGACCAGACTTGCCCAAAATGTAAACCTCCACAACCAAAGCAAGACATCCCAACAATGGACGATGCTATTGCCGCTGGCGATAGTGTTCTGATGAACGAGCAAGCAGCTTTGTTGCGTGAGTGCCGCAGTGCATTGGACTCATTGATTCAGCAAAAACCTCAATTGGCAACACTGCTTTGTGGGTCAACAACACTTGGGAATTTGAAAGCGTCTTTGTATGGCTACCGACCCCAAGGTGTGTTTAATCCAAAGGAATGGATTGACCTATCCTATGAAGAGATCATGCAAATTTGGGATAAGACCATTAAATACGCCTCGACCGAAATCCGCATCATTGATTTTGCTCGGTCAATCTTGAAAGCAGCGCAGGAGAAGAACACATGAATAACTGGCCTTTTCCAACCCAATTACCACCAAGAAAGCTTGGTGAGCCTAAATTTAACCCAGACAACTTTGAGGATGCACCGTTTTGAAAACACTTATTTGCATCTTTTGGGCAGCACTATTCTGGATAGGGTTTTATTTTGTTTTGTATGAATTTTGGAGATAACAATTGGTAGTGAAAGTCAACGCTATGTTTTTTGCACTTCTTGTTAAGTTGTTGTTAGACGGTACACGCACAGCAGATGAGCTTGCCGAAGAATCAGGGCTACATAAGCAAACGGTCTATATCTACACCAGACAGTTACACAGTAAGAAAGCTGTGTTTATTGCTGATTGGGAGCAAGATCGCTTAGGTAGAGACTGCAAACCGATCTTTATGATTGGATGCAAACCTGATGCTAAACGTCACAAACTCTCACCAGCCGAACGAGCAGCAAATTACAGAGCTAGAAAAAACAAGTTAGCAACCCCAAGATTAGAAAGTTGGTTACATGAAAGCAGATAGTTATCAAATCGGTGGCACACATTACAAAAACATGGAGATTCAACCTTGGGCAGTAATGGAAGCAACTCTAACGCAAGAAGAATTTATCGGATTTCTGAAAGGAAATGTAATCAAGTATTCCATGCGTCAAGGCCACAAAGAAGGCACAGACGATGCAGCCAAAGCATATCACTACCTTGAGAAGCTGAAAGAATTTCAAGGATGAGAAAGCAAACCAGACGCAAGGTTTACCAGTTGGTCAATCCAATTGAGTTTGCCATTGCAGGAGCCAAGATAACCGACAAGGAAAGCCTTGATTCGCTACGCATTAGGGAGCTTGCAGCCATAGATGCTATGAGCAAAGGGCTTGCAGGTGTAGAGGAATGGCGTGATCTTACTGAGATGCTCAATCTAGCCGAAACAATGGCTAAAAACGGCATTGGCCCTGAAGTGATTGAAACCTGCGATCTTGTCCAGGCTGAGTTACATCTAGCCGCTTTAAGGTATGAAAGAACTAAAAAGATGGGCTTAACTGGCGCTGGCCTGCAAGCAGTCAGAGATTTGTATGAGTATCACGACCTGCAAAGAACCAGCATAGCTCGGTCTGAATACGAACGAATGATTAAGAAAACCAAAGATTACATTTTGAGCAATGCACCCTGTGTTTTACATATCAATTAGGAGTTGAAATGTTCCGCAAAAACGACCCCATTACGAGCAAACAAGCAGCAAACAAAGTGGATTTCAAAGCCAAGCACTACGACCAAATCCTCGCAGTTCTTGTGCTTAATGGCCCGCAAGGGAAAGACGGTATAGCAGATCGTTCTACACTTGACCCTAACCAAGTCGCTAGGCGTCTTAAAGAGATGATGCAACTAGGTTTAGTGCGTCTTACAGGTAAAACAGTTAAATCAAAATCAAATCGAGAGGAACGAGAATGGGAACTAGCCTAAAAACAGTCACAGTAAAGCTCAAAGTCACTATTAACAATGACGACCCTGACTTGATAGACAAGATTGCTGGACGGGCTTACACCATTTCTGGCGTTGTAGATGTAACTGCAAAACTAAAAAAGACCAATGAACAACAAGTTAAACAAAGCGCAACGAGCCTATCTAGCAATGGTCAAGGAGCAACCTTGCTCAGTGTGTGACTTGCCAGGGCCAAGTGAAGCCCATCACATAGAGCAAGGGCTTCAATATACCTGCGTTGCTTTGTGTCCAGATTGCCACCGAGGGTCAATGATGGGGTGGCATGGTCAAAAGAGAGCTTGGGCAATCCGCAAAATGAACGAGCTGGATGCCCTTAACGTAACGATTGAGAGATTATTCGCTCAACACTTCTAAAGCATGGTTAATGCGCTTTAAACGGTCATTTTGGCCCAATAGACCGCCGTTAATGCGCTTAGTCATGGTTTCGTATTGCTTTGTATCTGCAAGCTCGTTTAAGCCGTGTTTACGCCAAAACCAGCCAGCAGACAAAGCAGCGTATTGCTGACCAACAAGCAACTCAGGATGATGCAATAAATCAGCCTGCAAAGAATCACCACACAAAGTGTAATTGTCCTTGCCTGTCAATTGGATAAGGCCACGACCATGATACTTCCATCCCTCGCCTGATTCTTCATTTCCGTTTCCCATGCGACCAGCATAGACCTTGTTTGCAATCTTTTCAGGTTTGTGAGCGTATTCATCAACATTCTCAGCATCAAAACGGCTAGGCCATACACGCATTAGAGCTTCAGGTTTGTAGTTGAGGTTTTCTTCTAAAACACGAAAGCCACCTGATTCATGCCCACATTGACCAATAAAAGCAGCTTTACGCAAGGCTGTATTGATCTCAAATCGAGCGAAAGTTTCTTGGAAGGGTTCAAACCATTCTTCAGGAATGTCAAGCTGGCGTAGTTGTTCGATGTTCATTTAATTTCCAATAGTGAGTTATATGCTGAGATACAAGCGTTCAATTGGTTGATTGCTTGGTCGCCTCTTTCTGTGATGGAGACAAGAGCTTCACTAACTCCTGCGTCAAGGTTGGCTCTTGCTTCTGTATTCCCGCTGGGAAAGGAGGAATCGTTGGACACTGAGCTACAACTGGCAATTGGGATTGACAGCCGCACAGCACCAGAGGCAAGATTATTCCGAAGCGTTTTAGCAGCTTGGTCAGCTTTGGCTTGCGTAGAGGCCAAATCGCTAGAAATCGAGGCAATTCGTTGATCTCGGTCATTAGATATTTCCTTTGCTTTCTGGTTAGCCGCCTCTAGTGCAGCCTGTGCTATTGCACGTTCTTTGTCAAATTCTGATTGCTCATGCTCATAAACAGCCACAGCAACAACCAACCAGCTTACCAATATAGCAATTAGCTTCCACGGTATCATCATTTTGGCTGCTCCTCATGATTCTTAGCAATAACTGTGCTGACCATGCCCAAACCCTTTTCAGAAGCAATGCCACCAATAGCGCCAACAATCAATAGCACTATGTCATTAAGCATCTTTGTATAAGCCTGGTCAATAGGAGCCATTGCCTTCATTGGCTGCTCAACAAAGGTCAGAGAATAAAGCATCATGAATGTGATGCACACAAACACAAAGACCACCGAAAAGACCACAAAGGCCCACATTCGGATTTTAATTTCCTCTGGTGTCAGGCGCATTTGGGAGGTTTTTCTGAAGAATAGGAGCGACCAAATACTCGGGGCAATTTTGTGCGAACTCACAAACTGGCCTTTGGCATTTCGCAGCCGTAAATTGGCTTGGGATTTGACACTGGTATCTTGTTCGGTCATCGCAACCAAACAAACTAATAGTGCTTGCGAACAGAATGGCTATTCTTTTTAGCATAGTCAATTGATTCCTGCACAAACAGATAGCCAACGTAACCAAAGACAACAACCAGAACAACAATCAGACCAGCAATAAAGAATTCTTCTTGCTCCTTCTTCTTGGCGGCTGCTCGGTCTTTGGCTGCTTGCTCTGCAAACTTGTCGGCCTTGTCCATTTGCGCTGTGCGCTCTTTGATCTTATTCCAAACGTCAATCTTGCCAGCTTGCATAAACAGCATTTGAAGCTCACCCTCAAATTGCCGTGTTTGCTCTAAAGCCATCTCAATCTGGATAGCAGTTCCCATGTTGGAAGCCTGACCAGAATCTTTGGCTTCCTTAACTGCTTGAACAGCGTTGCTCTTAGCATCAAAGTATTTGCCCAACACAGGGCCAAGCGAAGCAACATCATCTACCGTTGAACTCATCTTTTTGACGAGTTTAACGGCTGACTGTATCGCTGCTAAAGCTGTGATTGGGTCAATCATTACTTTTTCCAGTTAGTCCATACAACGCCAATAACGCCAAGAAAACCAGTGATATACATCATTGGCTTGGCAAGTGACGCCATCATGTCAATTACCCTCATAGCGCCTTTAAACGCCTGAAAAGTATCAATTAGCTCTTTAGTGTTGCGGTCAATGGAATCGACCTTAGCCTCAACTTCTAGCAAGCGTTGATAGATTTGCTCATGGCTGATTGGCGTTTCCATGATTAAGCCTGTGGTATTGGATTTTCTTGTGCAGCTTTGTAAGCCGCAATTACATCAGGAGTATGCACCAAAGCGCACACAGATTGCACTTTAGCTTCTTCTGCGCTGTAATCATCGCCAGGGTGAAAATAGTTGCCCTTAATTTGCTCGGCAAAAGGTTGACCATCTTCAGTCACAGTCACCACATAGCGCACCGCAACGGTGTGATCTGCTAAGACTTCAATGCGGTCAACAACGGTTGTCTTTTCAAACATTACATTGCTCCAATCACAAAGGCCAACAATTCCTCATAGCGCACACCAAGCTGAGTTACTTCAGTTGCGCCAGCAGTTCCAGCAGGGACAACTTCACCGTTTAAGGTATGCCAAGTGTCCGAGCAGAACAAACCATATTTATTTGCGTCTAAGCCATTAGCCGTAAATGCTGCTTGAACTTCTTGAGCAGATACACCAACGTGCAAACGAGCCTCCGCACCTTTTTTAGCAACAGCATCGTTGAATTTAAAGGTTTTAATCAAACCTTTAATTGCTTTAGCGGTGTTTTGTTCAGCCGTAGTCAAAGCTGCAAATTGTTGCTTTTGATTAGCGTCTGAAGTATTGATTGTGCCAGTAGCAGCGTAAACAACTGACCAGCGATACCCGCTATAACCAAGCGCATAGGTGTTATCAGCACCTGGTTGAAAGCCTTGGCTTAAAGTATTGGTTAGCGGTGTCATTGTGCCGTTAATCAATGCAGAATGAGTCAAGGTCACATAGTTTGAACCTAAGCCATTTTGAGTGGCTGCCATCAACGCACCAGCAACACTAGGAGTAGACACACCAGCAGGAACGTCAAGCTGGAAAGTTGTGCCAGCACCAGAAGCATTAGCACTTTGATTCTTCAATCGAGCAAGAACAGGCGCACCAGATACGCTACCAGTAGAAGCAGAAATTTGACCGTTTACATTGGTTGTATTCAATGTGTTGGTTGTATATCCCAAAACAGTTGTATAAGTTCCAATGCTGGTTAATGTAGAGCTTTCAATGCCTAAAAATGTGTTGTATGTACCGTTGTTATAGATCACGCCAACGGTATTGGCCTCATCTTGATCGCCGCCGATAAACGTACATTTAGCTGAGTAATTGTTAAAGTAAACACCATAATTTGTATTTATTTCAGTCAAAATACCAATAAAAGTATTTGCAAAACAGTTGCCAACAAAAAGGCCGCTGTCTCCATTGTGGTTCAATTCACCATTGATATATGTACCTGCATTAACATCACTTGCGGGATATGTTGAACTTTGGTCATCAATAATAACGCCGTGAGCCGTGTTATAACAAGCCGAAACTTGTTGCATATACCAGCTATTGCAATTTACATATCCAGATGGGGTCGAACCGATACGCACGCCGTTAGCACCATGCCCATTGGAAGCAACATTGATTAACGAACAACCATTTGCAGCAATCCAAATACCGTCACCAGTTGCGCCTGATTGAGATAAAACAGCGAGATTTGAAATAGCCCCACGATCACCAGTAAACTTAATACCAGCAGTTGTCATGCTTGAATTTTTAGTCAAACTAGATTGATATGCAGGGCCACCATTTGCTTGATAGGAATGATTGCCTTGACCAACTAAAGTAACGCCACTTGGAATTGTGATCGTAGATGAGATTAAATAGTTGCCAGCAGGGACGCAAACTTGTCTAAATGTCGATGCTGAAGCCGCATTTATAGCCGCTTGAATAGCAGAAGTCGAATCTGTTGCTCCATCACCAACAGCGCCGTAATCCAAAATGTTGGCTGGCGCTCCCGTAATCATTGAGTATGAGGCTTTTGTTAAAGACATTTTTTAATCCAATCAAACGGAATAAGAACCACAGATATAAATGTTGCCTGACGTTACCAATCCAACCGCCGCAGCAGTACCGCCACCAGTAGGATATTGTCGAACTGATATTTGTGTTGAGTTAGCAAAGATGTAATTTTGCATCATGTAACCAGCACCCAAAGTAACACTATCGCAGATAGTAGTTACAGGCGTAACAAGACCGCTGACGTTTGCCGATGTAAATGGCAATCCATTGATAACCAAAATACCAGAGCCACCAGAAAAAGCTGTCCAAGACAATGTGAGCTGGATAGTTACTACTCGACCAATTCGAGTGTATCGGCCTGTTTGAGTGGTGTATGTTGCAGTTCCAGAAGTGCCAGAGCCAGCAATTGTCGGTGTAAATGTACCTTCTTCATACCAAGTCAAATTCTGGCTGGTCATTCCCGATGCAGGAGTGTTGGCTGTGAAGTTGATTCCAGTACCAGCAACTTGAGGAACAATATTGCCACCAGTTCGAG